TTGGTAGATTAAAAGCTAGTCAATATGCATTTGCTGATGGTGAAACAAAATCTGGTATTAAGATTCAAAGAGATAGATCAATTATGATTTTCTTAAAGAACTTAGCACATACATATGGTATTGATGAATGGTTTATTGCTCAAGATAATAAATATGATACTATTGAAGAGTTTGTTAAAAACTTTAGTGCAAATGCTCCAATTAAAGATACATATCTTAACTGGTGTGTAGCTGGTAAAGAATATATGGGTAAAACTGGTTATACTAACTATGATTTATTTTTACCAAAAGGTGAAGGTAACAAATACTCTTACGGTACTATTGAAAGTGGTAAAGTTGTTGAGTATAATGAGACTAAACACCTTAAAAAGCTTGAAGTAACTGAGAAAAAAGAATTTGGTGAAGATGCTGATTTAGCTATACCAAGTAAGAATGCTGCTGACTTCAGCTTAGATTAAAAGTAATTAACTTTTGAGAAAGGGAGTCTCAGTGCTCCCTTTTTTATTCTAAAATAAATTGTTATGATTTCTACTAAAGCAATTATATATGATTTGAATCAAGTTCCTACAGAATGGCCTTTTGAATTCTATCTTAATCTTCCAGAAAAACTTACTGGACAAGATGTTAAAATTAAATCAGTATTTTCTGCAGAGAAGACACCTTCCTTTTGTATATATTCAGATAAAATGGGTAAGTATAGGTTTAAGGATTTCTCTACTGGTAAATCTGGTGATACAATTGATTTTGTGTTACACTATTATAATCTAGAATCTAGAGGTATTGCTGTAAGAAAGATAATGGATGACTATTCAGAATACATTTCTAGGCATGACATTACTCCCAGAGAGTATGTGGCCGAAAGCAGATATGAAGTTTCTGATTATGAAATAAGACACTGGAATAATCTTGATCAGGATTTCTGGATGAGCTATAAAATAGGTTCTAAACTATTAAATGAACATAATGTTCAACCACTGAAGTATTTTATACTTAGTAAAACAGATAATGATGGTGAGCTAAAAGAATTAAGATTTGAGAATAATTATACTTATGGTTATTTTAGAAAAGATGGTACTTTGTATAAGATCTATCAACCTAAAAATAAAAAAAGTAAGTTTATTAAAGTCTCTGATTATATTCAAGGTTCTGAGCAGGTTAATTTTGAGTCTAAGTATCTTATTCTTACTAAGTCTTTAAAAGATATCATGTCCTTTAAGACTCTTGGTATTGGTAATGCTGAAGCAATTGCTCCGGATAGTGAGAACACTGTTATTTCTGAAGGTATTATGAAAAAGTATATGCATAAGTATAGTAAGATCATAGTACTATTTGATAATGATGAGCCCGGACTTGAAGCTTCTAAAGCATATCAAAAGAGATATAGTTTTGATTACTTAATATTACCATTTGAGAAGGACATTTCAGATACTGTTAAAGCTAGAGGTGTTCAAGAAACAAGGAACATTGTATTTAATTTAATAAAAAGTAAATTATGAGTGTGGATTTTTGGACATACAAAGGAAAAGTATTTAAAGAATCTGATATCCCAGAAGGAGGAATAGGATTTATTTATCTTATGACAGCTATAATAGATGGTAAGTCTGTTTCTTACATAGGTAAGAAGAACTTCTTTGCTAATATAAAAAGACCCTTGGGTAAGAAAGCTTTGGCTATGAGTACTGATAAGAGACTTAAAAAGTATACTAGAGTTCTTAGACCAGATTTTCTTAATTATTATAGCTCTAATAAAATACTGAAAGAAGCGCATAAAATGGGTGTAAATATTAAAAGAGAAATTCTTAGAATATGTTACTCAAGTACTGAGCTTACTTATCAGGAAACAAAACACCAATTTGTACATGAAGTGTTAGAAAAAGAAGAATTTCTTAATGGAAATATCTTAGGTAGATTTTATAAAGTAAAATAGATTATGAAAACACTTAAATGCATTTATAGGTATTTAGCTTTTATTGAAAAGCATGTTAAAAAATGTAGAGAGAACTCTCTATTTAGTAAAATGTAAAAAATAAATAATCATGGAAGAAGAACAAAAAATTATTAGACTGGAAAATGAGAAAATCAAAGTGGTTTTCACAAATGAAGCAAATCCTGATGAGGGAAGTTTATCATTAGAGCTTACTCTTACAAGAGATAGCAATGATGAAAAAGTTACCACATTGGTATTAGACTCATCTATTTTAAATAGAGATGACTCATTTATGGGTGAAATGTATATAAATACAGTAAATATGTTTGGAGCTGTTAAACAAATATTTGATTCTAAAGAAATATATAAAGGTTTACATTCAATAACTACTGATGAATACAAAGAATTTTTAATAAAGGTAAAAGGTTATGATGTGGAAAAACTTGGACCAAAAGTAATAAATATAGACGGTGTTATTAACAAAGAAGACTGATGGAAAAATTCTTATTTGGAAAAGAAGAATGTAAGAATCTGATTGCAATGATTAAGTCACCTGATGAAAGTAACCATGAAATGGCAAAAACAATATTAGAATCCCTTGATATTGAAGATAATCTTCAGTGGGTTTTTATCATTATTGTATTTGCAGGTAAGTCTGAAAAATTTTGGATGCATAATAATTTCTATACAGATCTCACAAAAAGATTTGGTAGTTTTCTTCAAGCTTCCCTAGAGAACAGAGCAATGAGTTTAACACTCTTGAATACTGTTTTACCTAATGAAGTAAAGTTGAAATCTCCTTATGTTGAGTTGTATTTTGAATTATATTTTCTAGAAATGAAAAAGAGTCTGAATCAGTATGGGTATGATTTTGTGAATGAAATTCAAATAAAAGCAAAAGATGAATAAAGTAGATTTACTAAGCAAGGCCGGTAAGGACCTTATGCTTAAAGAGCCCTATTATGGCTATTTTCTAATTCAGCTTAACAAGCATTGGAGAAATGACATTCCTACTGCAGGAGTTAGTAAGAATGGAATAAACTACCAGTTAGCAATCAATGAAGCTTTCTGGTGTGGTTTGACTGATTTACATAGATTAGGTTTGTTAAAACACGAACTATTACACATTGCATTTGGACACTTAACAGCTTATCATGCTTTTGCTGATAGAAAGATGGCCAATATTGCAATGGACATGGAGATTAACCAGTATATAGATAATACATGGTTACCTGGTGGTGATTACACAGCAGATGAATATAAAGCACTTAAAGATGCTGTCATGGCTGAGCATAAACTAGCAATAGATAATAATGCTACACCAGAAGAATTAAAAGAAATTGAAGCTAAGATACCTATGAGAGGTATAATGATTGATGATTATCATGAATTAAATCTGGATAAAAAAGCAGGTACTAAGTATTATTATAAGAAGCTGAAGGAAGCTCAAGAAGAAAAAGAAAAGAATGGTACTTCTGGTTCTGATGCTATGGATCAATTGCTTGATGATATGGAGCAAGGTAATGGTCCTGGTGATGATCATAGTACATGGGATGAATTTGAAGGCATAGGTGAGACAGAACAGAAACTTATGGACCGTCAGATTCAGAGAATTCTTACTGAGGCTAAAGAACAAACTGAAAAGAAAAGAGGTTATGTTCCTGGTGAGATGTCTTCTCTTATTAAAATAGATCAAATTGTAAAACAAAAATTTGATTGGAGAGGTTATGTAAGAAGATTTACTGGTACAAGTACAAAAGTATTTACCAAGAAACTTCAGAGAAAGGAAAATAGAAGGTTTCCGGCATTTCCAGGTCTGAAAATTAAAATGCGTCAGCATATCTTATTAGCTATTGATACTTCAGGTTCAGTAAGTGATTCAGAGCTAAAAGAGTTTATGAATGAGATTCAACACATTTATAAAACAGGTGTTGACATTACAATTATCCAATGTGATACAAAAATCAACAGTATTGAGCCCTATAAAGGCAAGAATGATTTGAATATTGTTGGTAGAGGTGGGACTACATTTGATCCCGTCCTAGAGTATTATGATGCAAACATCAGAAAGTTTACAAGTTTGATATACTTTACTGATGGTGAGTGTTATACAAGTATAAAGCCAAAAGGCAAAATATTGTGGGTATTATCTGAAAGATCAGGCATGAATGATGGATTACCAGGCAAAGTTATCAAGTTAGAATTATAAATTATTAAAAAGAAAAGTTATGAGCCAAGTTCAATTAAATTTAGATGAGTTAAAAGATTTTGTAAAGTATATGGTTACTAATAACCAACATATACAAGCTAATGGTAAAGTTCCTGTAGCAGTGAATATAGAGGGTGATGCTGGTTTGGGTAAAACTTCATCAGTAAAACAATTAGCTTCAGAGCTTAACATGGATATGATCAGACTAAACTTAGCAGAGTTTGAGGAATTAGGTGACCTTGTAGGTTTTCCTGTAAAAGAATTTGAGATTTCAAATGCAGAAGGTAAGACTACCTGGATTAATGAGCATCAGATTGATGCAGCAATGAAGAAAGGTTACAAAGTAATCAATAAGAGAATGGCTCATGCTGCTCCTGAATGGATTCAAGGTAGAGGTGAAGGTGGTTTCTTAATCTTAGATGACTATACCAGAGCTGACCATAGATTTATGCAAGCTACCATGACTTTGATTGATGAGCAAGCATATGCTTCTTGGAAATTACCAAAGAACTGGCATATCTTGTTAACTACTAATCCAGACAATGGTGATTATAATGTAACTTCTTTAGATGTTGCTCAGAAGACCAGATTTATTTCTACAGAAGTAAAATTTGATGTTAACATCTGGGCTAAGTGGGCAGAGAAAGCTAACATTGACAGTAGATGTATTAACTTCTTGTTGATGAATCCAGAATTAGTTTCTCAAAGAATTAATCCAAGGATGATTACTACTTTCTTTAACTCTATTAGTTCTATTCAAGATTTTTCTAAGAATTTACCAATTATTCAAATGATTGGTGAAGGTTCTGTAGGTAATGATTTTGCATCTATGTTTACTATGTTTATTAATAACAAATTAGATAAGATTATTGGTCCTAAAGATATCTTTGAGAAAGATGAGCAATATGTGTTAAACACACTTAAAAGTGCTATAGGAACTGATGTTGATTTCCGAGCTGATTTATCTAGTGTAGTTGCAACAAGAATTGTCAACTATGGTTTAACTCATGCAGAGAAAAATCCTATAACTAAAGTAATGACTGATAGAATTATCAAATTAACTACTGATTGTGATTCTTTTACTGATGATTTAAGATACTATATCATCAAAGAATTAATCAATGGTAACAAGGTTAAATTTGCTCCATTGATGATGAATGCTAATGTAGTAAAGATGTCTGTTAAATAATCAGGACTATTCAGTTCCCTGTAAAAAAAGTTAACTTAATTATTAACCTGGATAGGGGTGGATTATTCCCCTATCCTTTTATATTAAAAAAATGATTCCAAAAATTTATATTTCAGTAGCTAATGGTAATTTAAGTACTGAACTAAAATACTTAGTTAATTCTCAAGATAAGTTATTTCATCTTACTGATATTGATTATACTCCTACAAAAGGAGATAAAATATGTTTATTACCTGGTGTTCAATTACCTAGAACAAAACTTAAAGCTTTTAATGATGAACATGGAACAAAAAATGTAAGAGAAGCTGTTAATGCTGATTATATTTTTGCTTCAGATAAATCATTTAATGAATATTTTGTCAATGGTTCTAGTTGGTATTATAAAATGACTAAAAGTGATTTAGATAAGTTAATACCTTATTTTGTTTCAATATTAAAAGTAGATCCTGTTGATGTATCAGATTTAAAAGATATAGTGGAAGCTCATCAAACTTTACACGGTGAAGTAGAATGTACAATTAACTATAATTGGTCTACTCTTAATGATTTAAGAGATGTGATTGCTAAAAAGAAAATTGAATTGTCTAGCAAATGGGATGATTCTATTACTTATCATGAAATTCATTCTGATTTTATTGAAGAAGTAAAATTCTTAAAAACACAAACAATCTACGATGTCTCTGGTTTAATTGCTTCTATCAGTGCTAAAAATGTAGTTATTGACTATGAAATGTTTGGTCAGTTAAAAAACATGCTTAATAGTAATGATACAGACAACCATGTTTTAGCTATGGAGATTATGGCTAACTCTAATATTGTAGAAAGTTTACTTTTTATAGAAATGTTGTTTAAAGAACACAGTTATGAAATTTATAATTGTCATACAAGAAACCATGTAAACTTTAAAAGTTTATGTTCTATGATTGCTAAAGAAAAGTACAGATATAATACAGAACTTGATGATGTAGTAAAGTCTTTAATTAACTTTAATGTGTTGACTACCGACAAGTTAAACTTGTTAATGAGACATTATAATAAGGAAATTATGCAAAATGGTAACAGTATATACTTTCATGTAAAAACCATAACTGTAGCTGATATAGTGCATCAAACAGTGAATGAAAACTATACTTACACTATAGTAGATGACTTTGAACCTGCAGTAACTGAAGAAGAAACTGTTGAAGAAGAAGTTGTAAACACTGAAAGTTTAAACTTAGAAGATGTAGTTGAAGAAGAACTATCTTTTGAATTATCAGATGTAAATGTAGTTGAAGAAGAAATTACTGAAACAATTGAAGAAGTAGTTGAAGAAACTGAAATTACTATTGAGAATACCCAAGAAGAAGTTATTGTTGAACCTAATAAAGAAAAAGAAGATGAGTCAAGCATTGATTGGTTCTAATGAAGAGTTAGAAAAGTTTTATAAAAAGAAGTTTTACTTCAGCTACAGTGGAATTAACAAGTTATTGTTTTCTCCTGTAGTATTTTATAATCATTATGTATTAAATCAAAGAGAAGACTCTACAGACGCGCACCTAGTTGCAGGGCGCGTTCTGCATTGTCTACTATTTGAAGAAGAAAAGTTTGATGAGAACTTTTTAGAACTACCTGGTAAAATGCCAACTGATAGTCAAAGAAAAATTATTTATGATTTGTTTAAAATTCACATGTCAATAGGTAATAATTCATTATCTTTGGAAGACTACTCCCAAGATATTCTCACACTACTTTTTACAGCTAATCTCTATCAATCTCTCAAAACAGATCAGCAAAGAATTGACAAGATTCTTACAGAAGAAAACAAGACTTATTTTGAATTCTTGAAAAACAGTGTTGGTAAAACAGTTGTAGATCAAGAGACTCTGAGTGGCTGCAGAGTACAGGTTGAAATACTAAGAAGCAATAAAGATGTCAGAGCTTTGTTACAATTAGATAGATCACCTGATGATAATCATCTTGTTATCCAGAGTGAGTTGCGTTTAGAGTATGATAACCCTAAACTAAGCTTTGGACTTCATGGAATACTTGATCATGTAGTTGTTGATTATGAATCCAAAACTATATTTATCAATGATCTTAAAACCACATCAAAAGCAATCCAAGATTTTCCAGAAACCGTAGAGTATTATAAATATTGGATGCAAGCCGTTATTTATACTATTCTTACAAATAATCAGTTTCTTGCTGATAGAGAAGACAAACTTGATTGGAAATTTCAAGTAACATTCATTGTTATTGACAAATATAATCTAGTATATCCTTTCCAAGTTAGCCAAGAAACATTGGAGAAATGGAAAGGGTCTTTTAATGAAATAGTGAAAACTGTTAAGTGGCACTATGACAATAGA